CTCAATAAGAAGATTTATTTCAAGATTGAATCAAATCAATCTTTTGTCATTTTGTTTCTTTATGAAGAAAAGTCATATCTTTTATATTTATTTAATATAATTCTAGCATTTTCACTAAGCTTTCAAGTAAAGTCTTTGAATGTCACTGAATCTCAATCAACACTCTCACTCTTTAAATCTCACATTGAAACTTCTCACATATTTTTATAAGCTGTTGCACTTATCTCATAAAAGGCCATTTTTAAATCTCCTGGAACTGTTTCATTATCATATCAAAAAGAATATGTGATTTGAACAACCTCTCAAATCAATTCTTTTGTTTTCACAAGTCATCTTGATTCATAGATTTTCTTTGCTCAAGTATATTCAATAAAAGTTTCATCAAATTCATCTTCTCAATATTCTATTTTTGAAACTCAATTTATTTTTGTGTCTTTTAATTCAAAAGAATCTCATCTTCAATTAAAAAAAGCAACCTTTGATTCATCAAGAGCAAGAGAATATCAAATATATCACTCAAGTAATCAAGAAGCATTCAAAATTGCTAGATTCAATTGATTATCTTTTGAAGTATCACTTGAATCAATTCTCAAGTATTTTTTTAATTCTTCTAAAGTAATCATATTTTTATAAAATTAATAATTATTTATTTTTAGCATTTTTAATTGCTTTGTTTTCTTTTGTTGGAAGTTTTTCTTCTTTCACTTCTTCAATTGCTTTTTCTTCAACAATTTCTTCTTCTTTTTCTTCAATAGTAGTTTCAACAACTTCATCTTCAATAATCTCTTCATTTTCAGTGCTTTTTTTAGCTCCTACGACTTCAAAATTGTTTTTGTGATATTCATTAAACACTCACTCTTTCATTGAGATTATATCTCATTTTTTGCAAAAGTCTGTGTCAATTTTTGCTTTTACATCAATTCTATTATTTAGCATAAAAGTTTTATTAATATATAAATTACAAAATATAAGCAATTAAGCTTATATTCTGCATATTTAGAAACTAATTATGAGATTTTAACAACCGCAAAAGCTTTTATGTCTTTTGGCGCTCCTCATTTTCTTTGATCCACTCTTAATGATTTTTTACCACCTTGGAAGTCTCAAGTTAAATAACCCATTTCACTTGAAAAACCACTTCTTGAAATATAGTAATAGAAATCTTTGAAATTACCTAATAGAACCGCAACTTTTGTTGAAGCTTCAGCAGGCATTTTGCTTGATTTAATAACTCTATAACCTAACATAGAAGGAACTTTGTCTCTAAGTTCTGGATATAATAAAACACCGTTTGCATCTCTTTTTTGTCTATATGAATTGAATGTTGCTTTTAACATTATAGCAACTTTATTTTCTGGGTTAATATCATATTTATCTTCAATTAGAGCGTCCGCGTCTAATATATCATTTTCAGTCACTGTTGCAAAAGTTGTAGCAGTTGAAGTTTTCACAAGAATTCCAGCGAATGGAAGAACTCATTTGATTTTAGTTGCTCCATTTAAGATTTCATTTTCAATTAATCCAGCAAATTTCACTCAAACTTCTTGAATAATTAAATTATATAAAGTTGGAACAGTCATTCCATCACTAAGCATTTCATCAGTGAATGTAATTAAAGCACCTAATTTATAAACATCTAATTTTAAGTTTCCAGTATCACCTTTTGAACCTGTAAAATTTCCCCCTTCATCAACATAATATGCTTCAACACCTCAATCATATTTTGGAAGATTGATTGTTGCTCAAGTGATATTTAATTGATTTAATTCATTTACAAGGTCAAATTTTTCAAAGATTGCATAAACATCTTTTGAGAATTGTTCAAATACAAATTCAGCTCCGTCTGTTGCTGTTTCTGTGTTTTGATAAGTTTCTTTTATTTGAGCATTGAAAACTTCCTTAAATTGAGCTTCACTTGAAACACCCATTTTTTGAACTTGTTTAAATGTATTTACTATAATACTTTTAAGCATTGTTTCTTTTTCATCTCCATTAGAAGCAGTTTTCTTTGAATTAAGAGTTAATTCTTTGATTTCTGTTTCCATTGATTCCATTTTTTCATTGATTGATTTTTGAGATTCAACCATTTCTTCTTTCACTGTTTCACTTATAATAGGTGCTAACTCTTTAGCTAGTTCTTTAGTTTCCATTTTTAAATAGATAGATAATAAAATAGTTTTACTTTTGTGTTTTGGCTTCTGCATTAAAAGATGATAAACTTTTTTGAAGCTCTTTTCAAAGTTCTCTTATTTGAGAAACATTTGTTTGCTTTTCTTTATCATCAGAAAAGATTTTAATTTGTGATTTAATGAAATTCACATCATCACTAATTGATTTTATACTATCAAAAACCTTTGAAGTGTCAATTTTTTCTTCTTGTTCAACACTTGTGAATTCTGCTTCTCAATCATCAATTGCTTTTTGTGAGACAATCTTTTCAATTTTAAGAAGTTCAAATTCATAAGTGTCAACACTTGTTGTCAATAGAACCGGACCTTTTTTGCTTTTCACAAAACTTTGAATCACAATGAATGGATTTTCTTTTGTTCAAGAAACAAGTTCATTCCATTGAAGCAAATCTTGATTGTCATATATTGCAATTACTTTTCATAATCTAGGAAGTTCACTTTCTAAAGGATAGATCCTTTCAACTTCTTCTCATTTATCATTTGTTGTTTTATAAACATTTCTAAATGCAATATTTTCTCAAACTTTTAAATTTGTTTCTTTTTCTTCTTTGATTTCTTCAACTTCTTTGAACATTCATAATTCAACACATTTCTTGAATGTCTTTTCATCTTCAATTAAAGCGTCTCTATTTGAACCAATAGGAACAAAACTTCATTCAAGAGCTTCACTTTTAGTGATTTTTTTATTGTCTTGTGGATCTCTAGCTTTTGGAATGAATCAAATTGAAACTCATTTAATCATTCATTGAGAATGAAGTGCTTTGATAAGTTCTCAAGCTTCAACTCCTTTTGCAAGTTTCACTGTGATATATGTTTCATTCTCAATAATTTCTCTATTTATAGCCTTTCAAGCAATAGATTCAACTTTATATGAATGATTTATCAAGATAACCGGGTTTTTATCAAAGTGAGCCCAATCAATACCACTTGAGACAAGAATTTCTCAATCTCTATCAACTGACTCATTTGTCAATTTGAATTTGATAATATAATCTTTATCATCTTGCTTGATTTCTTTTATTGCATTAATTGTTTCTTGAGATTCAAGAAATGTTTGCAATTTACTTTCAAGCTCTTTTTTAATAAGTGTCATTGTTTTATAATTAAATATTAAATATTAATAAGAAGTAATTTCATTTATAATCTTTACATCAATGTTTTTTCAAGTTGATAAATCATAATGTGCTTTAATCTTGAAACTTTCTTTCACTATTTCTCAAAGTGGTGAACTTGTTTCATATTCTTCAATATTTGTTTTTGCAATGTCAATTATTATTGTTGGGTGGTCTTCAACTCAAATTGTTTTTGAAGTGTCAATTATTTCAATTCTCATTGCTTTCATAGAAAGACTTTTTGCTCTATCTTCAAAAGTTGTGTCTCTTTTCACTTTTGTTGCACTCATTTCTGTTTGAAGATCTGTATTATATAAGTTTGATAATTCAACTCAATTACTAAAACAATAATCATCTTCAAGAGGTTGAATCAAATTCAATTCAAAATCACTCAAACATAATTTACTTGCTCAATCTAGTCAAGCAAGTGTGTCTGCTTCATAGATATTCAAGTGTTTTGCATAAAACTTATAATCTTCAACATAATTCTTTGTTGCCGTTCCAGTTGCTCAAGCTTTTGACTTGATTCACATTTTTGCAATGATTTGTTCTCAAACTTTTGTTGAGATTCAAAGAGAAGTCAACATTCATAAAGCATATTGTTTTGTTGATAGAGGTGTGATTTTAGTGATTGAAAGTGATTTCTTTTCATTTGTCACTTCATCTGTGAAATTATGTTCATAAGCTCAAGTTCAACTTGTTTCTGCACTTGTAGAAGCTCAAATTATGTTTCTTAAAAAGTATCAAATAGAATTTGCACTTAATATTGCTTGAATTTCTCATTCCGCGGCTTCTTTAGTTCTAACGGCTCAACTTGAACTTGTTATCACTCACAAAGCACTCTCATCTGCAACATTTTCAAACATATCTTGGAATGTAGCTTCAACTTGTGGAATGAATATTGCCGGTGCAACTATTGTTCCCCTTGTAGTTTCAAGAGCAACTCAAAATCATTCTAATCTTCAAATATGTGCGTTCATAATTTTGTTTTATTAATAAAATAATAACTTCACTATAAAGAATTTATTCTTTTTTTAAAGTCTTTTTGAAGTTTTCATTGTATTTTGCAACATCTTTTGCAAGTTTGAGTTTCACTCTCTCTTGAATTCTATAATATGAAGAATAGTCAACAATATGAAGCTTTCTCATTATTGTTCTATATTTATATTTCTTTGAATACAACATCAATATAAAATCTTGCTCTTTTAAAGAAAGACTTCTCCAAGTGTCTTGAGTAATCCAAAAACAAATTCTAGGTTTTAATATTTCAATAGGTCTCATAAATAATAATTATCAAATAGTTAAACTCAATTTGCTCATATCTGGTCCACTCAATATATGAGTCATTCCATATCTAGCTCAATCAATACAATGATTATTCTTGTCTTTTGGAATAGGTCTTCACTCTTTATCTTTGAGAGTTTTTCAATTCTTATCAGTAGCCCAAATATATTTTTTAAATTCTCTTATTGTTTCAAAGCTTCTAGGTGTGATAAATATTTTATATTTCTTCATAAACTTTAATCAAGCAACAACACTTCAAGGTCATTTTGTCACTCATTCAACATTATATCAAGCTCAATGAAGTTCTTCATTTGATTTTTGTTCACTTGAATCAGCCCATATTTTATGATTCTTTTGAACTCAATTCATTTCATAATGTCATTGAATAGAAGATTGCATTTGAGATTCATCAATATATGTGTTTATAAGATTCAATTCATAAATAACTTCATCAAGATAAATGCTTCAATCTGGTCATCTATAAACTCAAAGCAATGTTGTCGGGTCTGTTGTGAATCAATAATCTTGTCAATATCATAAAAGCTTTGCTCATTCTGGAAGCTCTCAAATATTCCAGTGAACACCTTCTTTGAAAATAACTCATTTAATTTTTCAATAACCTCAATTTCAATAAACTTCCCATTCATCAGGGTCAAGAATCTTCAAAGCAAGAATTTCTTTAACAATAGAATCAGTCAAGAAAGCATTGTCTCTAAAAGTTGAGACTATCAAGTCAACATCTCAAATCTCTGTTGCTCTTTTTTGTTCAATCTCTTCATTGAGCCACACTTCATCATCATCAGGGTTCCAGTCAAACAAACAAGCTCATTCCGTTCTCATTAATAATTGCATAGCAACTTTCTTTTTCACTTGATCTGCTTCATTTATATATAAAAGCTTTCTTCTTGGTCCTTTGGCTTTGCTTTGTTCATCTAATCAAATAAACTCAAGAATTCTTCATTGATAAGAATATGTCAAAGTTGCTTTATTCTCTTTTATAACCGTTCATCAAGCATATCTATTTGAAAAAGTGAATCATTCTTCATCAACAATATTTTTCCAATCTCTCACAACACTTGATTCAAGTTGTGAACGGAATTGTCTCACAACACTTCAAACTCATTTGAAATAATATTCTTCTTCTCTAAATTCTCAAGTTGTTAACCATTTAAAAAACATTTGAACAATTGAATATGTTTTTGAAGAAGAACTTCATCATCTATTTAAAACAACTCTTTTTTTTGTTGCATATATTCTGTCAAAGTTTCTTGTGACTTTCATAAGTTTATTTTCTTAAAGATTTATTTTTCTTTTTTCTTTTTTGTCTTGTTTTAAGTCTTTTTTCTTCTTCTAGTCTCTTATATAAAGGCTTCTTGGTCTTTCTTGGCTTTTCTTTACTAAAAAAAGCAATGATTCTTTCATAAATAGTCATATTCTTGTCAAGGGTTAAAACTTTGCACTACAAAGCAAAAATATATAAATAATAAAAAGGCAAACACTCACAAATCTTGAAGCAATTGTTGTATAATATAGAATTATTCTTCAACTTTTTCTTCTCAATTCTCATCAAGATTCTCATATTTACTTCTTTTATGTTCAATAGTGAACTTTCTTTCTCAATTGTCATTCACTTCTCATTCAAGAGTTTGAATGTCTTTCCATTGAAAGTTTTTCAAAGCAAATATAATTCAAGAACCTCATCAATTAGCAAGTTTCTCTTCATATTTTTGTTCAATAAATGTCTTTGCTGCTCTTATTGTGGAAGAGAATTCTCACTTCTTTCAATAGTCAATTAAACTCACTCTTGATTCAAAACCTAAATGAAGAGCAAGTCAAGTAATAGTGAAAGTTTGAATGCTTTGCTTGAATCATCACACAAACATTGAAACATTATTTCAATCACTCTCAAAGTATTCTATAATCTTATTTCTCAACTCTTCTTCTGTTGCATAAAAGGCTGGATTCCCTGGCTTGTTTCTTTCATTCACATTCTCAAAGATTCATCTAATATCTAACATAAACAAAAAAATAATGAAATAAACTATTAATTTATTTCATTATAATCATTCTTTGCATTTTGCAAGGCAAGTCTCAATTCATATCTTCTAAAGTGTTCACTTCTAAAATAGATTTTGTTTTTTAGAGAGACTTTATGTGTTAAATGGTATCAATCACAAAACAAACATTTATAAATTCATAGCTTCTTTCACAATCTCACTTGCTCTTGTCTTTTTTTTATTTTAGCTTTCTTTTTAGTCTCATATATTTGTTTATTACATAACACATCTCTTTTAAATTAAAAACTAAACTCTTCTTGTCACTCCTGGAAATGCTGGAATCTCTTCATTGAATATTTCTTCACTAATATCAACAAAAACTCAACTCTTCTTTTTTCAATGCAAGACTTCATCTTCTATATCTTGAGCAAACCTTTTTGCAATCCTATCTCACATTATTTCAAACAATACATTCTTCAATCAATTTTCATCAATTCAACACACTTTGTCAAAATGAATAGAATCATTTAAAACAATCTTTTCTCTTCAATTCTTGATATAAGCTCTCACAAGACTTGATTTCACTCATTCTTCAAGTAATTCTTCAACTTCACTCAACAATTCTTCATTTGCTTGTCTTTGGATTCCTTGGTGTTGGTGTTCTTGAGAACTTGTTTTGAATAGATCCTCAAAATGTGTTCTCATCTCTTTTTGAACTCAAAACATTCTCTTGAATTTGTTTCTTTCTTTTTTAAGTGAATTATAGCTTTGTTTATTGTCTTTCTCAACAAAAGAAAACTCAAGCAATTCATCTTCTCAATCTTTATGCTTTATATATCAAGCTTCTATTCAATACTTTCTTCAATTTATATGAAATCAATCAAGGTTTCAAACAATTCAATCTTTTGAATAATTATGATTTTTAAGAACAACAATTTTTCAAAGATTCTCAATGTTTTTTATTTTTACTTGTTTCTTGCTCATTATATTATAATTAATCAACTAAAATTTTAAATATTCCATATCAAATAGCAGCTCACTCAATCACATCTCTTGCTTTTTGAGAGTTCTCAAGATATTCAAGTGACTCATTTCAAGCTTCTTGATTCTCAAGTCTCTTTGTTGCAACTGGCTTTGAAGCTTCAATCTTCAATTTCTCTAATTCATACAATCTCTTTTTCTCAAGAGCAACTTCATCTTTTTTCTCTTGATCCACTCTTTTTTGCTCCTGGAACTCTTGCATTTTCATTTGAGCTTCAACACATTCAACAGTTTTGCAAGGCTCTTCTCAACAACTCGATAAAATCAAGATGAGAAATATTAATCAAAATATTTTTTTCATAATAAGTTTTTTAAAATTAAATTATTTTTGTTGCAATTCATCTTTTCAACATTTGCTTTGAATCAAGCCAATAATCTTTTCAAATCAATAATTCTTCAATCTCTTTGTTTGAAAAATACGGTTTCATTGCTTCTTTGAAATAAGATTCATAATATTTCTCTTGAAATTTTGCTTGGTCTTTGATTTCTCAACCTTTTCAACCTAATCAAGAAGAATAATAATGAAACATAATATAAGAATTTTTATGAACAAGTCTTTCATCTCACATCAAGAAAATCATTGCTCAACAACTTAATCAATTATTATCAAGAATTGTTGTTGCTTTTCATTTGAATTTTGTTTTGATTATATTCTCAAATCTTGAGAGTTCATCAACATAACCTCAATATGAAGAAATTCTCAACTCTAGTGAGCTTTTATCTTCATTTGCTTCTTCTAGTTCATTAAAAAGATTATTGATTTTAAAATGATCCTTTTTTTCAAGAGAATGATTTCAAAATGATTGAATATATAATCTATAAAAAGTTTGAGCTTCTTTTTTCTCAAATAATCAATGTTTGTCTTTCACATACTCTTCTTTTTTTGGTATAATGAATAAAGAATGAAGTCAATTTGTGACTTCTCTTGTTCAAGCTTCTTTCTTAATTTCCATTATTTTTTTGTTTATTGAAATATTCATCTTTTTTTATTTCTTCAAAATTATATCTCTTGTCAAACCATTCTTGAGAATTTACAAGATATAAGATTCATTCAAGAATTGATAAAATCAAAGGAATGAAAGTTGCTCATAATAATATATAAAAAATTCATTGAATCCATTTTCACAAATAAAACTTGTGAAATCCTAACCACCCAAAACACAAAGCCAATCAACCTGCAACATATTTATTTCTCATAATATTAATTTTTAGATAATAAAGTTCTTAAATATTCTTTTATTTTATGTCTTTCTTGTGGAATCTTTCAACTTCTCTTCTCACTATTTGTTTTTAAAGGTTCACTTTTATCAAGGCCTTTTGGTATGTTTGGAATATCTCCAAAATCTTTTTCTTTCATAATAACTAAATTAAATTATAAAATATTTTTACTAATTCAACAAAAGCAACAATGCACATTATAAAAATAAAGTTTGGCTCTTTTGGAACAATTAAATAAACTGTTTTTCTAAATAAATCTATTAATATTATAAATAAATATAAAACAAAACTTCACAAAAGCACATCTCAAACAAAACTTCAAATTAATTCTAACATAAAACACATAATTAAAAAATATTATAATTTTGACAACCAGAAATCCCAAATCTTGTTTGCAATTCATTTTGTCATTAAAGGCGGAACACTCATTCAAACTAAATATTTAACTTTTACTTTTCAAAAGTCATAATCTAACGGGTAAGCTCAAGCAAGAAGCAATTCTCTTTTTGAAAGTGTTCTTGGGTCCTTATAGTGATATGGACATCATCAATTTGTGTTTGCCGTGATTGTTGGAAGAACACGAGCCGGGTCAATCTTCATATAAGAAAAATAAGATTGTCTTTCGTGGACTGTATCAAAACTTTTTCAAACTTCACATTTTTTCCATAAATCAAGAACTTTGTCATAAGTTTTTGTTTCTCATTCAATATTCTCTCACATTTCTTCAATCTCACTAAAAGGAATCTCTCTTTCATTGAAAGTCATATCAATAAAAGGTTTTTGCTCAAATAGATTATAATTTTCAAGAAACGGTTCACATAAATCTTTTCTCAATCCTATGAAGAAAACTCTTTCTCTTCTTTGTGGAACTCACATATCTTTTCAATTTAATGTGAAAAATTGAATATTATATCAAGCATTGTCAAACTCTTCAAGAATCTTTGCAACATATTTTTGAGCATTTCACATAAGAATTCACTTCACATTCTCTGCAACAACAACTTTTGGCTTCAATTTCTTTGCTAAATCTATAAAATCAAAGAATAATGTGTCAAGAACTTGATTTGCTTGTCACTCTCTAAACTTTTTTTCTTTTCACCAATCTTTCTCACGGTTTCAAGCCATTGAGAATGATGAACAAGGCGGGCTTCAATCCAATATGTCTAAATGATAGAGTTCTTCGGGAAGGTCTTCTCTATCTTTAAAAGTTTGAATTCATTCACAATATGCAAATTTTGGATTGTGATTTGCTTTGTAAACTTCAATTATTTTTGGGTCAATCTCATTAATTCAAATCACATCAAATCAAGCAAGTTTATATCACATTGTTG